TGGCAGGGCCAGCTTGTTTGCTCCAATCGGAGCCTGCAAGGCATCCTCATTGACGCGTCGTAATCGAAAGGAGAACGACACATGACTACTTTGATTGGGGTTGATATTCTCAACTCTTTCACCGCCAACGAATTGTCGCAAGGCAAAGGCTTCGGTCTTGGCGACCGTCACATTGACCAGCTTGGCAACGAATATGTGTTTGTCTTGGCTGGTTCTGGCGGGATCACGGCAAACTTCGTGGCAACCATTGACGAGGCCTATGGCGCCGTCATGGTCAGCACGTCGAACGACGCGCGCGGTGATCTGCTTGGCGTGGCGCCCGTCGCCATTGCCGCCAGCCGCTACGGTTGGGTGCAAGTGAAGGGCGTGTGCAGCGTGCAGGTAGCGGCGTCTTGCGCTGCCAATGTGCGCTTGAACACGACTGCCACGGCAGGGCAGCTTGATGATGATGGCACATCGGGTTCCTTTACCTGTGATGGCATCTTCCTGACGACTGCGCGCGGTGCTAGCGCTGGCACGGCGCCTGCCGTGCTTAACTACGCCATCCAGGGCGTGACGATCTGATAATCAACGGGGCCGGGGAAATCAATCCCCGGCCTTTCTTTTGGAGATGACCTTATGAGTGGAACCGGACAAAGCCGCGAGCCCGTGGCCATAATGCCGATTGAGTTCTGGACCGAATACACTGGCGAAGGCGCAGACCTGAAAGCATCCGATTGGGTGCGATGGGTGAAGAAAGGCGATTCCATGCGGTCAACTGTTGCCGAGAAGGTGTCACGGTTGAAGAAGGGCATGGTTGGTGAAGAAATTTGGGCAGTGATCAAGCCCTATTACGAGCGTTGGAAGGAAGGCCAAGATGCGCCGGTCATCGGAATGCCTTTGGATGCTGCGCCATTCGCTACAAAGGAAATGGTCCGCGTTCTGGCGCAGGTTGAAATCCGCAGCGTCGAAGATTTGGCGAATGCGGAAGAAGCGGCGCTGAATAAGCTGCCGATCCCCGGCATCATCGGAATGCGCGCCAAAGCCAAGGCGTTGCTTGATACGCGGGCCAATCTGGCGCCGGTATCGCAAGAATTGGCGGAGCTGCGCGAGCAAGTGCAAGCCATGCGGAAAGAGCGCGATGATGCGCTGAGATTGTCCGATGAAATGGCTAAGGATGCTGGAAAATTACGCAGCCGTAAGCCTGAAGGCGTAGCGGCGGCGCTTGGGTAAGGGGTGCGGAAATGTCACTACTCACGCTGGTTCAAGCGGCTTGCGATAGGCTTGGCATTCCAATGCCGGGCGCGGTCATGTCGTCTAACGACGAGACGATCCGCGTCATGCGCGCCTTGGCCACGCAAGAAGGGCGCGAATTGGCGCGGCGGGTGGCATGGCAGAACCTGACGCAAGAAAGCAGCTTCACCACGGTTGCAGCCGAAACGCAGCCGGGCGCAATCCCGGCTGACTTCGACCGCTTCATAAATGAAACCGCCTGGAATTACACGCAAAACCGGAGTTTGATCGGGCCGGTTGACCCGCAACAATGGCAGCAGTTGAAGGCTTCGCTTGTCGGTCCGCCGTGGTTGCATTTCCGCCAACGCGGTAACGCCTTCCTGATCATCCCAAACCCGCCGGCGGGCGAGAATATCCGATTTGAGTATGTTTCGCGCTTTTGGGTTGACACGAATGGCGACGGGCTAGGCGAGGCTGATGCTTGGGCGGCGGACGCTAACACGGCGCTTCTAAGCGAAGAATTGATCACGCTCGGCATCATCTGGCGATGGCTGAAGCGCAACCGCCTGCCATACAATGACGAATTGCAGGAATATCAGGCGCAAGTGAACCAGGCCATTGGCCGCGACGGCGGCAAGCGCACGGTCAGCATGGGCGGACAGTATGACACCGCGCCGCGCGTGCCGAGCATTCAAGACGGATCTTGGCCGCTATGATCCGCCCCACCAAGCAGGGCGCTGGCACGGCGCGGGTGGTGTCTATTCCGCCCCCAGTGCAAGGGTTAAATGCGCGCGATGCGCTGGCGTCTATGGACGCGGCGGACGCTATCACGCTTGATAACTGGTTCCCGCGCGCAAATGACGTGGTGCTACGGCTCGGGCACCAAACCCATGTCACGGGCCTGCCGGGTAATGTCGAAACGCTGATGCAGTATTCCAGTGGAAGCACGAATAGTCTTTTCGCGGTTTCAGACAGCGGCATTTATGACGTGACTACACCTGGCGCGGTTGGCGCGGCGGTGGTTTCAGGATTGAGCAACGCACGCTGGCAGCATGTGGTGAAAACCACATCAGGCGGCACGTTCCTTGTCTGCTGCAATGGCGCAGATGCAATGCGCGCCTATAATGGCACCACTTGGACAACGCCGACCATCAATAGCGTTTCTTCTGCCAGCATCATCGGCCTGACATCCCACAAAGAGCGGCTGTGGATGATTGAAAAAGATAGCGCGAACGCTTGGTATCTGGCGACTAAGGCGATTTCTGGCAATGCGACTGCATTCCCGCTTGGCGCGGTGTTTCGCATGGGCGGCAAGGTGAAGGCCATCATTCCGCTTTCGCAAGACGCAGGAAGCGGGCCGGATGACTTTCTTGCTTTCGTGAGTGACAAGGGCGAGGTCGCCATTTACCAAGGCACTGATCCTGGCACGGCTTCCGAATGGGCCTTGATTGGCGTGTTTCGCGTGGGGGCGCCGATTGGCGACCGGGCATTCCTTCGGGTTGGCGGCGATGCTGCGCTGATTACGGATGATGGTGTCATTTCGCTTTTGCAGGCCATAAATGTGGACCGCGCCGCCGCAAATACGGCAACCATCACTGACCGCATCCGGGAATTGTTTTCGACCTATGTGCGGGCGTATCGGGCCAATTTCGGCTGGCAAGCTATCAGCTATCCGGCGGGGAATTGGGGCCTGTTCAACGTGCCGATCTCGGCCACGCAAAGCGTCCAACTTGTGATGAACACGATTACCGGCGCTTGGTGCCGCTTTACCGGGCAGAACGCTTTTTCATGGTCTATGCTTGGGGACGAGATTTACTTCGGCGGTTCAACCCAGGTTTTTCGGGCCGATGTGGGCGGCACTGACAATGGCGCCGATATTGCCTCAGACATGAAAACTGCGTTTCAGTATTTCAAGGATCGTGGCGGCCTGAAGCGTTTCACGATGCTGCGACCGACGTTCCTTTCCAATGGGGCGCCGGCGCCGCGCATTACGCTTGATGTGGATTTCGGCAATAGCGAACCGACAGGTTCGCCTAGCTTCACGGCATTTGGGGCGCTTTGGGATACGGCGGTTTGGGATGTGGATGTCTGGGCGGCTGATGATGAACAGGTGACGCAACAATGGATCGGCGTTCACGCGCTTGGCCGTTGCGCGGCGGTGCGAATGAAGATGACAAGCCAAGGCGCGACCATGGCCGTCATTGCCTTTGACGTGCTAATAGAACCAGCGCAGGCGACCGCGCTATGACGCTGTTCTGGCCACGCGATGCGCGCGAAAATGAAGCCCTGGCGCAATGGTGCGGGCGCCGGATTGAGCATGTCGGGGCTGATGGGTTTGGCCCATGCCAGGCGGCGGCGGTGCTGCACGGCGATCATGTGGCGGCGGTTGTGGTGTTTCACGATTGGCAGGATCAGGCCCGCACGTTGCAGGCGTCCATTGCAGCCGAGACGCCACGCTGGGCCGGGCGCGAAGCCTTGGCGGGCATCTTTGGCTATGCCTTCGGGGTGGCGCGGGCGAACAAGCTATGGGCCGCAAGCCCGCACAATGCGGCGCGGGCGCTGCGCTTTAACAGGGGCATTGGCTTGAAGCCAGAGGCCACGCTTCGGCACCATTTTGGGCCAAAGGTTCATGCGGTGGTTTGTGCGATGCTGCGAAGCGAGTGGCAGCGGTCGCGGTGGTATAAGGAGACTGTTCACCATGGGTAAGAAGGCACCTAGCGCGCCTCCGGCGATTGATCCTGCCGCCACGGCGGCGGCGCAGGCGAATACCAATCGGCAAACCGCGATCACGCAATTTGGCTTGAATGCCGTCAATCAATACACGCCCTATGGCAGCTTGGAATATGCCCAGGCGGGCACTTGGGCGGACGGGACGCCGCGCTTTACCGCCACGCAAACGCTATCGCCTGCCGAACAAGAGGCGCTGAACCTTTCTAACCAAGCGCAATCGCTTTACGGCACGGCGGCGGTGCGGCAGCTTGGCGCGGTGCAGGAACAGCTTGGCCGACCATTCCAGTTTGATCCCGGCGCGTATGGCGACACGGCAATGGGCCGCGATGCGGTGGAAACCGCACTGATGGAGCGCTTGCAACCACAGCTTGATCGGGACCGGGCGGAAATGGAAAACCGCCTTGCCAATCAAGGAATCATGCTTGGTTCTGAGGCTTACCGCAACGCCATGAGTGATTATGAGCAACAGGTGGCGGACCAGCGCCTTGCCATTGTTGGCGCGGCTGGGCAGGAAGAAAACCGCATGGCGGCATTGCGGGCGCAGCGGTTGCAGGAACAGCTTGCCTTGCGCGGACAGCCGATCAACGAGGCGACGGCGCTGCTGACCGGGCAGATGGTGGGGTCGCCTTCCTTTGTGAACACGCCGCAGACAAACGTGGCGCCGACCGATTACATGGGCGCGGTGCAGATGCAGCAGGCGGGCCAACAGGCGGCATACAACCAGCGGTCGCAGAATTACCAGACGCAACTTGGCGGGATTTACGGGCTTGGATCGGCGGCGCTTGGTGGATGGGCGCGCGGTGGTTTTGGTGGTTTTGGTGGTGGCGGTGGATTGCCCCAAAAACCGGCGCCGGCAGGAGGGCGTTAAACCATGAGCGAAAGTTTTGGGCGCGGCGAAAGCGCGCTTTTCCTGCAAAATCCTGAATTGGCTTCGGCTGCCAGGCGCCAGCGGTTTGCGGAAGAATTGCTTGGGCAGGCCGTGAAGCCGCGTAACGTCGGCGGACACGCGGGCGGCTTGGCGCAGATGGGGCAAGCCCTAATCGCCGGATATATGGGCTACCGGGAAGACGAAAAAATCCGCGCGCTTGCCGAGGCTCAGCGCGCCCGTGAAGAAGAAGAAGTGCGCGCCCTGATGGGCGGCGGAATGCCTGCTGGCCAAGCCGCGCCAGCAACGCAAAGCGCGCTTGCCACGCCGCCGGGTTCACTGCCCCCGCCCGTGCCGATTGGTGCAGAGGCGCCGCCCATGGCGCAAGCGCTGATGAACCCGCCTGGGCAGCCTGGGCAGCCCGCGCAGGGCGGTGCCGCACAGGGAATGCCCCCGCCCGTGCCGGCAGGTGGCGCAGCGCAGCCGGGGGGTGGTGTGAATATGCAGGCAATCATCGCGGGCATGTCTTCCAGCAGCCCGCGCGTCCGGGCCACGGCGCAGATGCTATTCCAGCAAGCGCAGCGTCAAGAGGACTTAGCCTTGCGGGCGCAGGAGCGTGACGAAGAGCGGCGGTTTAGGCTTGCCAATCGCGCGCCGCCCGCGCCGACTGAGCTTGAGAAACTTTTCCAAGAGGCTAATTTGCCGCCCGGGGCACCGGAGAGAGTTCAAGCGGCACGCGATATGATTGCAAGGCGGGGTTTGCCGCCTTCGACAAACATCAATATGCCCGCAAGCGACACGACTTATGACAAGGAACGCGCCAAAACCACAGCGGAAACGGTTGGCGCATGGGAAGGCGCGGACACGCGCGCCGCGACAACCTTGGACCGTGTTGCGCGGCTGGAAAGGCTTAACCAGCGGTTCCAAACCGGCGCATTGGCTAACGCGCGCCTAACTGCCGGGCAAGTCGCCCAACAGTTGAATATTCCGAATAGCGTTCTTGAAGGCTTGGGTATTGGTAAAGACCAAATTGCATCGGGCGAAGGCATTCGATCTTTAACGATGCAGCTTTTGACGGCTCAGCTTGGGCCGGGCGGTTTCCCGACGCAAAATTTCTCCAATGCGGATATGAACGCCCTGCGGGAATCTTTGCCGGGATTGATGAACACGCCCCAAGGTAACACCGTCATTTCTGAGGTGCTGCGCGCGGCTGCGCTTCGTGACCGTGAAATTGGCGCGGCTTGGCGGCAATGGCGGCGCGAAAATGGGGATAACATGACAAGCGCCCGCCGCTTCCAAGATGAAATACTGCCCGGCATCATTGATAACAACATCATCGCGCCTTTGTTTTCGCGGGATGCGGAGGCAGTGGGGCCGGGTGATACTCGCGGCGCCGTTCCGAATGCGCGTGGCGGTTTTAGCGCATCGCCGCCGGCGGACCTTCCCCTTATTCGTAGCCCATCCGAGGCGGCAACGCTTCCGCCCGGCACGCAATTTCGCACGCCTGATGGGCGCATTTTGAAGGTGCCTGGACAATGAGCGGCGCAGTTGATCCATGGGCAGGCTTTGAGGTTGTAAGCGGTCCCGAGCGTTCTGCCGATCCTTGGGCGGGCTTTGAAGAGGTTCGCCTCGCGCCAGCCGCGTTGCGCGCATCCTTTGGTGAGCGTTTCGCCACAGGGCTAGGCGACATTTTCCGAGGCGCTGAGCAGCTAACCGCCAATGTAAACGAAGGCCGCGCAAATCGGGTTATGGATTTTTTGCGCCGAAATCCAAACATCGCGCCAATCATGGAACAAGCCGCCGCAACCGTGCCGATGGAAACGGCGGCAGAGGCT